TGTAGCGATGGGCGCCCGGCTCGTTGTCCAGCGCCCAGACCAGGCGCGGCAGCTTGCGCCCGGCATCGGCGCGGGCCTTCACCAGCGCCTTGAGCGACTCGGCCGGGAAGGCGTTGCTGCTCATGGCCGACACGGCGTCGAGTTCGTGGTGCAGCAGCGCGATGGCGTCGAAGATGCCCTCGACGATCCACAACTCGTCCACCTCGAGCAGGTCCACGCTCGGCGGGCACCACCAGTAGCCTTTCATACTCTGGCCTGGGGCGAAGCGTGCCTTCTGCTTGCCGAAGCGGTGCGGGCGGTCGATCAGCCGTTCCCAGTAGCCGCCCTTTTCCAGCGGGAAGCGCACCGTGGCGCTGCCCTGGGCAAGTTCGCGGCTCCAGTAGTTCTCCTGGCTGTACCAGCCCCGGATCATGCCCAGGTCGAAGCCGCGTGCGAACTGCAAGTAGGCATCGGCGCTGGCGGCCGGCGCCTGCTCGGTGCTCGGTGCGCGCTTGCTCCAGTCGTCGAACAGATCGTCGAACAGCTCCTTCACGTGCCACTGCTCGCCGCACTTGCTCTCCCGGCCGCACTTGATGAACCAGGGCTGGTCGTAGCGCGAATACAGCTCCTTCTTGCCGCAGCTCGGGCAGGTGCCGCCGCGCATATAGTCGGTACCGGCGCGGCGCTTGAGGCCGAAGTCACCCTCGAAACGGCGCAATACCTCTTCGCGGATGTGGCGGTCCATGTCTTTCATTGGGCCGCCCCCCATACGAATTCTTGCATCTCTTCCCGTAGCGCCATGTGTTCTTCGCAGGTGATCACGTCGCACTCGAGCAGAGCGCTGAGATAGCCGCCCAGGCGGCAGATCATGCGAAATTTCTCGTCGTAGTCGCGTGCCTCGACCAGCTCAGCCAGCTGCTGCTTAAACATGTAACGCGCCGGATCGGCCGCAAGCGCCTCGCAGGCGGGCATCGGGTGAGTGCTCATGCCTTAGCTCCTTGGCGGGCCTTCACCAGCTCGCGCATGGTGCGGTTGAGGCCGGCGATGTGCGGGTGGTCGCGCAGGATCTTCGGGCCGCGTTCGCCCTGCGGAGTGAAGCGGTAGCGGTCGTCGTACCAGCAGGCAGCCATCAGCTGCTCATACTGGCTGGTCAGCCAGCGCAGATAGGCCTCGGCCTGGGCAGGCTTTAGCTGGATTTGGATGGAAACGTCTGTACTCATGGGGCCACCGTTCGGGCGCAACTTTCCCCTACCCGCGCAAAGGCGGGCATGGGCTTGGGTCAATTCAGGGGGTGATCAGTGAGTGGCTGCTGCAGCCAGCGGCGCCGCGGGGGGCTGCAGGCGCGCCGGCAAGTGGCGCAGGGGGATTAATACCGCCTCACCCGAAAAAAAATTGATAAGGGCGACGCGGGTTTCGTCCGTGCCGGAGGCGTAGTCGATGCCGATCACCGGGCGCTTGAGGCATTCCAGTTCGCCCATGGCGAGGTGTACCAGGCGGTCAGCCATGAATGCCGGCACCTCCAGCGAGTTGACCAGGTAGCCGACAGCACGCTCGAACAGGTGGCCATCGTCAGTCAGATGCTCGCCCTGGTGGCGCTGCAGAAAGGTCAGCGCGGCGCGCTGCATGCTTGCCCGGTATTCCTGGGCGTCGTTGATGGTTGAGACGTTCATGCGGTTGCTACCTCCGGTTCCATTTGGTCCAGCATGTCGAGCTGGTCGGTCTTCTCGCGGCTGTCGCGCAGTGCCTGCATGCGGAGCACCGATGGCGCCACCGGCAGTACCACGCGTGGTGCGTCCAGCCCGGATGGACTGAGTGCGTGATCCCAGGTCAGCGACCCGGCGTAGGTCGCGCCGCAGGCCATGTTCATGCACTGCGCGTACATCGTTTTGAACGTCGGCGTTTGCGCCTCGCTGTTGCGGATGCGCATGCGCTGGCCACAGGCCGGGCATAGGCATTTGTATCCGCCGTTGTTGGCTACGCTCACTTCCCCTCCCCAAACCGCCACCGCGGCTTACTTCTTAGTTCTGGCCCGGCTTACGGGCCTTGTGCAGCAGGATTACCGCGTGTAATTCCGAATGCCGCGCCGCCATGTGCTGGCGGTGTGCGTCGAGGATGGCGCGCGCCTCCCCTTCGTCGATCTCACCGTTGCTCAGCGCCTCGGCGATGATCCGGTCCACTGCCCCGCGCTTGACGGCGGTTTTCATGCAGCGTTCGAACAGCTCGATGTTGTCCAGCTCGTCCGGGTTGGCGACCGGCACGAACAGCCCGCCATACAGCGCGGCGACGTAATCAGGGAAATGCGTGGTGCCGGCCTCTTGCTCGAGCATGTGGATCTGCTCGTCGCTCAGCGGGCGGCTGCCGGCGTTCTCGTAAAGGTGGTTGTCCAGCTTCTTGAGCGGCAGGCCCAGGCGTGCGGCAGCGCATTCGCGCCCGCCTGGGTAGTCGCACACCACAGCGCTCATCACTTGCCGGCGGGTATCTAGAACGGTGCGCTTCATCTTCTGGTTTCTCGCTGGGCCAGTTGCCATTACTTTGAAATCACGGCGCCGATGTCAGTGGCGCGGCGCCCGTACTCCTCGGGCACCTCGACCACGCCTTCCTTGATGCCCAGCAGCACAGCCGCGCGGTGGGATTCGCCACGGGTGCCCTTCTTCGCACCGGAAAGCACCTGGTAGCAGGTGAACGGATCGAGGCTGTGCTCGCGAGCAAATTCCTGGACGGTCTTGCCCTGTTTGGCGAGCCATTCCTTCGCTTGTTTGGGGGTGCGTGTGGCTGGCATCATTCAAAACCATTCAAATGCGTTCAATGTGGCGACAGATTACCACTCAATTGAGTGGTGTCAACGGGAATTTCTATCCATATGAGTGGTCTTGGCGAACGACTGCGCGAAGAAAGGAAGCGGCTGGGCCTCTCACAAGCGGATTTCGGTGCACTCGGCGGCGTGAAAGCGAACGCCCAGGGCAAGTACGAAGCCGATGAGCGGAGCCCAGATGCTGCATATCTTTCAGGCCTGTCCGCAGCAGGTGTGGACGTGCTGTACCTGCTCACTGGCCAGCGCACGCCGGTGACGGCTGACGGCCTGGCTGAGGATGAGAGCGAGGTGTTGAACCACTATCGCTCGATGCCGGATGGCGACCGAGCTGCAGTGCGGCGTTTGACCACGGCGTTGGCGGAGTCCGCTGGCCGGTACCAAACGAATAAATAGCGGCTGACTCACTCACCGCTGAGTGACACGACAAGGAGAGCACCATGGCAGCAGCAATTGACCTCGATGACCGCCCCCGCGATTTTGGCGATCGCCTCCTCGAGGAGCGCAAGCGCCTCGGCCTGCAAGTGCACGAAATGGCGCACCTGGCTGGCCAGACCGACTACATGCAGAAGCGCTTCGAGAACGGCACCTCGGTGATGCCCATCGACTACCTGCAGGCGCTGGCCGCCCAAAGCGAAGCTGACGTTATGTACATCATCACCGGAATCCGTGGATAGCCGACGTTAGAGCGGTGACACGATATTTGCCTGCGAGCAAAGACTTCCGCCGCATACCGCGGCGGCTTGGCGCTACTTGGCGCCTTACGGGAGGAAGTTATGAAGAAAGCAATTCTATTCGCCGCCGCATTAATTATTAGTTTTGGAACTCAAGCTGCCAGCCTAAAGGACGGAGGCTATGTAGGCTGTGTAACTGAGGACTATCTTGACCAGTTTATTAGCGCGGCAGTAGCGCGCGATAACAACGCAATGCAGTTTCTAATGACCCAATACAAGTGCGTGCCACTTAGAAGCGGATTCGAAATCTCTATTTTGGATACTGGCTTTACAGTTTCTCAAATTCGAGTGTACGCCGGCGGAAGCGCGGTTGAACTCTGGACGGTCAACGAAGCAATTAATCGCTGACGGTTAAGCCCCGGCGATATCAATGAGCCGGGGGCTGCTAAATATGGTCAACTTCAAACAAATACGCCAGTAATTGTTCGCGCTTCCATATTCGAATAGCACGGCCTTTCGGCGGCACGCATAAGAGACATACATGGCTCTCAAGACCGTAATAAAAAGCGAAGAAGATGCATTCAATGCTATACAGAAATTCCTCGATGGCGAAGCGATAGGGAATATCCAGCTCAAAGGGTGGCCTAAACTCCAAGTTCGCTTGGTTGGCGACAAGTTTGACGCAACCATTACTCCCACAGTAATGAAGTCTTTCATCGAGCTGCAGACGCTAGTACTCCGCTCATATGCACTTTCACATTATGGCACTGAGGACACGCGCA